AGTGTGGCCGTCTGCTTATGCCAGTGGTTATGTAGTCCAACAGTACAAGCGCATGTATAAAGAGAAGCATGGTTCCACTAGCGGTGCATTTAAGGGGGGCGATGGCGAAATCCATGCTGATGACCTTGGTCAGTGGTTTAAGGAAGGCTGGGTAAGAATTGGTGCCAATGGTGAAATCATGGGACCATGTGGCGGACGTGGCGAGAAAGAAGGTAAGCCCAAGTGCCTTCCACAGGCAAAAGCTCAAGCCATGTCGAAGGAAGAGCGTCAAACGATTGTAGCCCGCAAGCGTAAAGCTGACCCTGATCCTGACCGTCGGGGACCAGCAAAGCTTGTTAGCAGCAAAGTGGATGCTATTGAGCCCATGAAAGTAGAAGGGCTAATGCTTGCTGACATTGACGAAGCTGCGTTTATTTCGGACGAAGATATTGAGGATGCCATGAAGCAATGGAAAGAAGAAGCTCCAGCACAGTTCAAAGAGCTACTAGAGGCTGACAATGCTGAATGATCTATCTTCGTTCAGCAGCGCCGTCATGTCCATCAGGATGGACGCTGAATGGTCTTATGACCGTCGTAGCGGACGTTATCGTGACGAGAAGGGCCGTTTCCTAAGTAAAGCGTCAGTGGGTAAGCTTGTTGATGGTCGCATTGACAAACTGGAAACGCAACTAAAGCGTTTCACGCGGATGTTAGGCGATGGTTCAATCACGCTTGATCAATGGCAGGGAAGCATTCGTGAAGCAATTAAAGCAGCGCACATTCAAGCAGCGACCATTGGCTATGGCGGAAGAGCCGAGATGGGAAGCGCGGAATATGGTCGCATCGGTCAACGCCTCCGTTCGGAATACACTTATCTACAAGGTTTTGTACGTGACCTTCTGGATGGCCGTATTTCTGCCCCTATGGCTACTGCTCGTATTGGCCTCTATGCTCAGAGCGTGCGGGGCTCTTATTGGCAAGGCACGGAAATGCGCGAGCAGCAACGTGGATTCTCGTTGATGCGCCGTATCTTGGATGCTCAAGCAGTACATTGCCAGGATTGCATTGGTTATGCAGCGCGTGGCATGGTGCCTATTGGTAGCGTTCCTATGCCTGGCGTGCGTTGTGCATGTGGCGCACGATGCAAATGCACGGTTAAATATTTCAGACAGCAGGCGCCAGTGGTCCCCGTGTAATTTTGCCACTATTATCAAACAAGATTTGGTTTTCTTGTGGCAAAAATTCTTTACGCAGGCGACGCATTCGTGCAAACGGGCTTCGGGCGAGTGGCCGAATATCTCCTTCCTGCACTAGCAAAAGAGCATGAAGTGCATGTGCTCGCCACTAATTACCATGGTGACCACGACGAAGAAGCCATTAAATACAAGACTTACCCAGCCATGGTGCATGGCTCCGACCCGTTTGGTTCCCATCGCATTGCCGAACTGGTTCAAACTATTCAGCCAGATCTCGTTTGGGTGACGAACGACTTGTGGGTGGCCATTAACCTGTGGGACGCAGTTAAACCTCTCAAGGAAAAGTTTCCCTTTAAGTTTTTTGTATATACGCCTATTGACAGCTACGGCATTTTCCCTGAACTAAACGGCCCCGTTAGCGAGTGGGACGGACTTGCCACTTACACGGAATTTGGCAGGGAAGAGCTGGTCAAGATGGGTTATCAAAAGCCTATCTCCATCATTCCACACGGCACGGACTTCACTAAATTCTTCCCCATTGATCCTCTTGAATGCCGCAGGGAGCTAGGCGTGCCAGAGGATACGTTCATTGTCTTCAATGGCAATAGGAATCAGCCTCGCAAGCGCATTGACTTGACCATCAAGGGCTTCATTGAATTTGCCATAGACAAGCCTGACGCTCGCCTATGGCTCAACATGGGAGCTAAGGATATGGGCTGGGAGTTGATTCCATTGTTTAAGCGCGTGGCGCGTGATGCAGGGTATGACGCTGCTGGCAAGCTTATTCTTACTAGCCCACATTTCTCCACGCATAACTGCCTTCCCATTGAACAATTGAATAAGGTTTATAACTCTGTAGATGTTGGCCTAAACACTTGCATTGGCGAAGGATGGGGCTTGGTAAACACTGAGCACGCTGCTGCAGGCGTGGCGCAAGTGGTTCCCGACCATACAAGCCTTAAGGAAATCTTTAATGGCATTCCCCGCGCTACATGTAATGGGTCGGAGACGGACAGGAATTACGGACTAGAGCGTTTACTGCCTGACCCCAGCAGCGTTGCTGACATCCTTAATTACTACTACGAGGATCGTAATGCTTTGAAGGCTGCTGGTAATTGGTGCTACGAACGCATCCATGAAAAGCAATTTACCTGGCCTGTCATTACTAAGAAGATGCTGCGCATCGTAAATGAAGTGCTTAATCAGAAGCCAGACCAAGAGTCTTTCAAAGGCTTTGGCATCCCCGCAAAAATCGTTTAATCATCATGCAAGTATCCCAAATTTTTCTCTCTGACAATGGCGCCGAACTGTCACCATTCTTAGGCCACGCCACTGGCACCGTGCGTCAAGCATTCCCAGGCGCAGACCATCAAATTTACACCAAGGAAACGCTTCGCGCCTTCATTGAAGCTAACTATTCAGCGGAAGTACTATGGGCCTACGACTCTCTAAAGCCCTATTCGTATAAAGCTGATCTTGGCAGGTTTTGCTTGCTGAACAAGCTCGGAGGGTGGTATATGGATATTGCTGTCAGAATTGTAAATCCAGTAGAAGTGGGAGATCGTATTGAATTTTTGGCCTTCCGCGATATTCAGCGTTTTAGCTACACCACTTGGGCCTGCGCAACCACTGTTCTTTATTCAAAGCCCAATAACATAGCACTGACTACTGCCATTGAAATGATTGTCAATAACTGTCACGAAAAATACTACGGGATCACTCCATTGTGCCCCACTGGTCCAACATTACTGGGAGCAGCTCTTGCTGCAAATGGTGGCAATGCCAATTTTGTCTACGGCGATTATCTAGAACTGACACCCACTCATGAGCAGAAGAACCGAGCTTTTGTCCTGCCAGATGGCACGATCATGGCGTGGAGCAAGCCGTCTGGAGGGGGTGATCTCACTGGAGTGGGCGCTAAGGGCGTGAACAATTACAACGAACTATGGGCGGCAAGGAACGTATATGCAGCCCTCTGATTTGTCAATGTTTGCGGTGTGCATGAATAACACACCGCTTTGTTTTGCTTCTAATACTAATTTGCAAATTATTGTTGCGAATGCTTATCGCTTGACGGACGACGAAAGATTTGTTTGCATTGAAAGGCACAAGCTTCTGGATGATTCTGGTGACAACATTTCCGCCCTAAACCCATGGTGGGGAGAACTGACGGCTGTGTACTGGCTGCTAAAAAACACCACGGCCCCATTGATCGGCAATTGTCAATACAGACGCTATTGGGACGAAAATGCCATTGCAGCAGCAGATAGTTCAGTGCTATACACTTCTGAGCCTTGTGTTTTTAGCTGCTCCTTGGCGCAACAATTCCAAGGGGGGCATTCTTTCCCTGGCATCGAGATGACAATGGAGCTAGCGGTGAAGGGAAAGCTCCCATTCACTGCCTCGGAGATGGCTGCCGTTTGGAACCAGAACCAATTCCAAGGGGGGCCAATGCTGTTTGGTCCCAGATCCTCCTACGAACGAGTGATGAACGTCTTATTCGACTGCCTGTGGCCCGTGTGGGACGAATACAAGGGGGAAATCATGACATTGGAAGGCTATGACCAACGGGCGATAGCATTTCTCAGTGAGCGCTTGCTTTCGGGCATCGTTCTATACAAGGACAAATTCTTTGGTAATATGCCAATGAGCTGTGCCCACCTGGGCTTTATTAATTGACAATGATCAAAACCATCCTTGACTTGGGCACTCAGCCGCTAGTGAACAATTTGTGCAATAGCAGGCAGGAAGCGATGGAGGCAGAACAGTTTCCATTGAAGGCTATTGTCGAAAAAGATTTGACGATTCACTTGGACTATGCTGTCGATCCAGAAATTCTTTATAAGCACTATCTTTACAGGAGCGGAGTAAGCCAGCCATATATTGACCATTGCAAACAGCTATACAAAAGCCTTTCTCACCTTAATTTATCCACTGTTATTGACATTGGCGGTAATGACGGAACACTGCTAAATGCCTTTCGCGATGCGTCGACAGAGCATGAATGGTGGAGCGGAATCAAGCCCAGTCGCTTTATCAACGTGGACATGGGCCATAACTTGCGAGAAGTTAATGAGCTAGCTGGAAATGAATTTGTATGTGGTCAATTTAATGAGACTATGGATTTGCCAAAGGCTAATCTAATTGTTTCAACTAATGTGTTTCAACACACGAAGGACGTTCATGCCTTCATGCGAGGCGTTGTTAAGTTCTTGGATGGAGTGTGGGTGCTGGAATTTCCTTACACACTGGAGACTATTACGACGGGACAGTTCGACCAGTTTTACCACGAGCATTATTACTACTGGCTCCTTGCCCCACTGGAGGAGCTATTTAAGCAATATGGGCTAAGAATTATTGCACTTCTTCCTCAGTCCATTCATGGCGGTACCATGCGACTTTGGATGACAAACAAGGAGACTGGTGCGCCAGCATTGGACTTGTCTGCTATTAAAGAAAAAGAGCAAAGAGCTGTTGATTCGTGCAATTTTGATCAAACAATAGCAAAATTGCGCAGTAACTTCAACGATGTTCTTTCCACTGGCAAACTAGGAAAAATTTGCTTTTTTGGCGCTGCCGCAAAAGGGTGTGTTTTCCTTAACGCCCTTGGCTTGAATGTTAATACGATGGGAGAAACAGTGGTGATTGATGACACCATTGAAAAACAAGGGCTTTATGTTCCAGGCACTGGCTTTCAAGTGGTAGGCAGGAGTGCATTAAAGGATTACGATACAGTGATCATCCTTGCTCATAATTTTGCAGATCATATTGAAGCCTCTTTGCGCAAAGAATTCAATGGTCGCATTATGACATTATTACCTATTCGTGAATGACAAATAAGAAGCTAATCATCGTCTACCATTTATACCAGGCCCATGACTGGGAGCAATTGTTTAGCGAGCAAATGGGACTGCTCTTTATGAGCGGACTGATGGACAATGCTCGCTTAACTATTTCAGTCAATGGGGAGTCTCCAGTGCCAGCAATTGGCTATGAAACAATCCACCAAACAGACGGTTTTTCTGAAAAGCCGTCCCTATTGCTAACCAGGCAATATGCAGAAGAATTCCCTGATTCGCAAATTCTTTATTTCCATAGCAAAGGCATTTCTCATCCCACAAAGAATCAAGACGACTGGCGCATGATGATGCAACATTTCATCATTATGAAGTGGCGAGAGGCAATAGCACTGCTTGACACCCATGACGTGGTGGGAGTGAACTGGAGAACATTTCCAGTGCCTCATTCGTCTGGTAATTACTGGTGGGCTAATGCTTCATTCCTGCGTCAATTGGACCCTGCATTTTTGAACGATCATGATCGCATGAGCCAAGAATTCTGGATTGGTTCAATACCAGGCACAGTTGCCAACATGAACGAAACGAATTTAGACCATTACAATCAAGCCTGCCCCTCCTCTAGTTACTGTTCTTCTTATTTCAAGCCATGAATCTCCGAGAAATTATTGCCCACTACGACATCAATGGTCACGAAAAGGATGGTGGCACTGACAAGGATACTTTCCATTCATACATTGAAATGTATGAGCAATTTCTTTCGCCATTGATTGATAAGCCTGCAACGATTGCAGAAGTTGGCATTCAATATGGTGGCTCAATGCTGTTATGGCAGGACTACTTGCCCAATGCAAGCTTTATCTATTTGGACAATGTTGACGCCATCCACCCCAAGATTCGTGAGCATCTTGACTTAAAGCGTTCCAAGCTTTTGTTTGAAGACGCCTATACGGAAGAAGCTGCTGCAAAAGTAAAAGGGCTAGCCCCTAAAGGCATTAATTTCATTATTGATGACGGCCCTCATGCGCTGGAAAGCCAATGCAAATTTCTCTCTCTCTATCTTCCATTGCTCGCTGAAGGTGGCATGGCAGTAATCGAGGATGTGCAGAGCCCGGATTGGTTTAACACTTTGAAACAGCACGTACCAGAGGAATTCACCTTTGAAGAGATTGACCTGCGCGGCATCAAGGGACGTTATGATGATTTGGTATTTGCAGTAACAAAATAACAGTTGCTGCTATTAAAGAGCCGACAATGGAAGATCGTAGCGACGCAGCAAAGCCTAAAACGAAGAAAGCAAAGCAGGCAAAAATTGCCAAGGTGATGCGTGAATTTAAGGCTGGCAAGCTGACTAGCGGCGGTAATCCCGTTTCTAATTACAAGCAAGCCGTCGCCATTGCTCTCAGTCAAGCTGGCATGAGTTTGCCTAAGAAGGACGCAAGCGAGGAATACATGAAGGCGTTTATTCGCCAAGTGTTACAGGAAGAAGAAGCAATGGAAGAAGAGGAGATGGAAGAGGAGGATTCTCAGGGAAAGAACTGAGGGGAGATGCCGAATCATTCTCCCCACCATCGTCTGTACGGGCCGCAGCGCGTCGCGGCTTAGAACTACGCAAGAAGCATGGCAAAGGCGGCTTAACGACGCAGGAAGCTGGCAAACAGGGCATTGGTAGCGGAGTGGCTAGAGCTGGTGATCTCGCAGGCGGCGGCGGCATAAGCTTTGCCACTATCAAGCGAATGGCTGCGTTTTTCTCCCGCCATGAAAAGAATAAAAGTGGCGGTGAAGATGATGCTGGTTACATCGCCTGGCAACTATGGGGTGGAGATGCGGGTAGGTCATGGGCTTCCCGCATCATTAAGATGGTTGAAAGTCGCCAATCCAAACAATGAGCGAATACGTACGGGTGATTGAAGAAGAAGAAGAAGGCATTGGCGTGATGAAAGCGCTGGCTATTCTTTCCGCTAACGAGCATCGTGAAACTTCACAGTGGCGCCTAGTAGAAGAGCAACACTTCAAGAATGGGCGCCTTGATGAAACACACATTTTTGTCGTGAGCTACTACGAGAAGCCTAATGACTATTTTGAACCTACCAAGTTTCTAACTTTTGAAATTGAAGCAATGGCAAAATCGTACATAATGGAGAACCTGGAGGATCAGCTCGCTGAAATCCGTGGCGAATGTGACGATGATGACGACGACTAATTATCTACTGCGGAAACCACAAACATAGGATAACCGAGGAGGTACAAAATAGAAAGCTGAAAAATAGAGCTAAGAATACGAATTTGAGCGCAGTCAGGGGAGATTTGTCCACGTTCCATTCGCGAGATAGTAGTTTGATCACAGTGAAGCATTTCTGCAATGCTTCCTTGTGATAAGCCACAGTTTAGACGAGCCTCTCTCATCCTTTCTCCAATTACTTGCCTGCTTTCTTGAATGGTGACAATTGGCGCTTGAAGGCGAGTGGTGATGCGACGATGTTGAATGTGCTGCATTTCTAGGCAAAATAGCCTAAGTTAGTCTATCACGCATATTCTTGTTTGATAGAGTATGACCATGAGCGACACATGCTTTCGTTACGACGTAGCGCCGATTGACAAGTACGAGCTAACCCCCGAAGGTTATCTCCGTGCTTGGGCAACCATCGCACGCACTGGCGTACAAATGTACACCGATGCAGATGGTTCCATTCGTCGTGAATATCGTCCCGAAGGTGAAGTGGCGTCTCCTGAAAGCTTGGCCTCATTTGCGGGCAAAGCAATTACTCTTGAGCATCCTCCTGTCCTATTAGATAGCGCCAATACAAAGGACTATCAAATTGGCTTTAGTGGCACTGAAGTGGTTTATGACAACGGATTCGTTCGTGCCGTCATGACAATCACCGACGAAGAAGCCATTAAGCGCATTATGCGTGGTGATGCGAAGGAGGTCAGCGCTGGTTATCGCGTCAATTATGAAGCGACTCCAGGCGTAACTGACAGTGGTGAGAATTACGATGGCATCCAAAAGGAAATCAACGGAAATCACATTGCTGTTGTTCGTAGGGGCCGCGCTGGCCCGCAAGTGAAGCTTCATCTAGATCGTCTAGATGCTGCCGATCCTTCCCTTTTTACTCCTATTGAGGACCCATCTATGACTGCTAAAGTCAATTTTGATGGCGCCGAGTTCGAGGTGACCGAGAGCGTAGCTCTGGCTGTCACCAAAGAACGGGAAGACGCCAAAAAAAGCTACGAGGACATGAAGAAAATGTACGATGGCATGCTGGCCAAAGCTTCCGAGATGAAGGAAGAAATGGACGCCATGCAAAAAGAAATGAAAGGTAAGTGCGACTCTGCCGAAGGGCGGGCCGATGCCCTTGCCGAAGAAGTGGAAAGCCTCAAGACTGACCTTGAAGCTGCTAAGCAAGTGAATGTTGACAGCCTTGTTGAAGAGCGCATTGCGCTAATCGACAAAGCTCGTACTTCCCTTGACTCCGCTTTTGATTTTGCTGGCAAGTCTGCCCGTGAAATCATGGAAGCTTCCATCAAGGCTGTTCGTGGTGATGCTGATCTGTCGGAACGCTCCGACGATTATGTGACTGCGATGTTCGACACCTTGGCCGAATCTGCTCCTCGTGGCGATTCTGCTGCTACGGAAGAACTGCGTAAAGCCGTTGCTTCCATTGCTTCCCCAATGTCTGCTCCTTCGTCCTATATGGACAAGCTGCAGAATGCTTGGAAATCCCCTCTCTCCGTCTCTAAGGAGCGCTGACCCATGGCCGTAACTTTTACCACGTCAGGGACCGCTTCCGCTGGCGGTGTGCAACAGAGCTATGCTCTCGTTCACGCTGCGCTTCTGGAAGGCCAACTCTCTGATATTCGCGACAACACTATTGGCACCTACATCAACGAAACTGCAGTTGTCCTGCCTTTCGGAGACGTGCAGGTTTATAACCTGGCAGGTACTGTTGCCAACTCTGCTACCACCATCTCTGGGGCCACTGGCACTGTCCTAGGCGTGAACGTGCTCACCTACGTTGACGAAACTGCACTGAATAGCGATCTTCGCCCAGGCGTAAAGATTGATCAAGTGCTGAACGTTGCCAACGAAGGCGCAGTGGCTGTCTATGTGACTGGCGCTGTCAATCCTTCGTCTGTGGTTCGCGTGCTGTATTCAGCAAGCGGCACTGGCAAAGCTGGTCAATTCAGCCATGCCTTTGCTTCTGGCAAAACCGTTCGTCTTTCCAACGCTCGTTTCCTTTCTTCTACCACTGGTAGCGGACTCGCGATCTTGGAACTGAATGGTCCTAGCTTCACTCTCTCCGCTGATTCTTGATAGGAGGCCCTACTAATGTCTGATTTTCGCATGGACGAAGCGGGCCTGTTTCTTGAGCGTCAGCTTGAGTTCATCCGCCCCCAAGTATTTGAAGTCACTTATGCCGACATCAAGTACCCCACCCTGCTGCCTGTAACTAGCGAAGCTGGTCCTGGCGCACAAACCTTCACCTACCGCATCATGGACTCTACTGGAGAGTTCAAGCTGATTGCGGACGCTGCTGATGATCTGCCCCGTGCCGACATCAGCCAAGTGGAGAAGAGCATCAACATTCGTTCGTTCGGCGGTAGCTTCGGCTACACCGTGCAGGAACTGCGTGCCGCTCAAATGGCAAACATTGCTCTTGAGCAACGTCGCGCTTCTGCCGTTCGTCGTGCTTACGAAGAGAAGGTTGAAAACGTTGCCATGTTCGGTGAATCCACCGTCGGCCTAGCTGGTTTCTTCAACAACTCTACTGTTGACGTGATTGCTGCTGACAAGTGGTTTACAACTGCCAGCATCACTGCCCAGGAAATGCTGGAACTGTTGAACTATGGCGTTAGTGCCATCATCAACGCCTCCAACATGAAGGAGCAGCCCGACACCATCCTGTTGGCCTACGAGGACTACAACAAGATCAGCACCACTCGCAACTCCGATTCTTCGGACGTGACCGTGCTTGAGTATTTCCTCCGTACCAACCCCTACATCCGCAACGTTGAGCCTATCAACCAACTAGATGCAGCTAACAGCGTTCTGAACACTAACCGCATGGTTGTGTACAAGCGTGACCCTGAGAAAGTGCAACTGCACATCCCCCAACCCCTGGAGCTTTTCCCGCCCCAGCAGCGCGGTCTTGAGTTCATTGTTCCTGCTCACGCTCGCGTGGGTGGTGTGGCTCTGTACTATCCCAAGAGCGTCATCTACGTTCAAGCTTCGTCTTGAGCCTAGACAAGCAATGGGCGTTAAGCTAATTGACAGTTCTAATTGAACACAAAATGTTAATTGCTTATCGCCCTGAGCTTGAAAATCCGCCTCGTGAAGGTGGCTTCGGCATTATCACCGATGGAGGGATGATTCAACTGGCGCCTGGTCTTAACCAAGGAGTGCCAGAAGATCAATGGAAGAAAGCCCGTGACAATTCAACCGTTAAGCGATTGATGACCATTGGTGCCATTGAAGAAGTAAGGGAACAGCCGACTGTGGAAACTATTCCTCATGATGTGCAAACCCTTGCTAATCTCCCCATCATTGAAGCCTCTCGGACCATTGAAGTAATTCATGACCTAGATCAACTGGCGTCATGGAAGAAAATCGAAGGCCGCGTGAGGGTTCGTAATGCCATCGTAAAACGTCAAGAAGCAATTAAGGCAGGAAGGGCTTGACCATGACTGTTACTTATGCAACTTTCCTTGATCGTTTCCCTGAATTTACGCCCCATCCATCGGGAATCGTAAACGGGGCAATCACTGAAGCTACAGCGGATGCCAGTGAAGATGTTTTTGGAGATCAAACTGATCGTGCCGTAAAGCATCTCGCTGCACATATCATTGCCATTCAACTTGCACAAATGGGCATTCAAATTGGTGCCACAGAAGGCAAGGTATATGGCAAGGGACTTGAGGCCACACAATATGGCCAAGAGTTCAAACGAATGACTGAAACCGTCGCTGGTTCTTTCACCATTGGTTTTGTTGCATGACGAACGTCCTCTTACCTTTAGCTAATGCCACGCTTTCGTGGTCAGTGGCTTCTGGTTACGTCGTTGACTCAGGCACTGGCAATTACATTCCTGCTTCTACTGGCGTGACATACTACGCCACATTGAAGCAGAAGCGTAATCCACAGTACGATTATCTGCTTGGTGCTGATAATACGGCTGTGTACATGGAAGGACGCTTAACGGGGCCTTTAGCCCTCTCTGGCGTCACTCCTGGTAGTTCTGCTACTGCCACCATCAATGGAAGAGAAGGACGGTTTGAGCTATTGCCTAATGAACAAATTGCTGAACACTATTGGCAGTTCCTAGGCGCACCGATCAGAGGCATCTTTAGACTGGTTGGTAAAGGAAGCGTACAAAACGTTTGACGCTTAACCACTTTCTCTTTTCCCATTGCTGAGGCAATCTCATGCTCTACCACCCCACAGAACTGGTTAAGAGCCAAGACGTCATTGTACGTGTTGGTTCTATCGCTGGCGCTGCTCGTCCAGTTATTTCTCAAAGTGGCGCCACCTTTACGGTGAGCGGCGCTCCTACTCTTTATACGCTGCAAGCAGCCACTACGGCTTCCGTTGCCTTCAATGATGGCAACACAGAATTCTACCTGCTTGGCGGCGGTGGTTTCTCTGATAGCGTGATCGTCACCAGTGCAGCCACTGCTTCCGTTACTTCCTACTTCCAAAAGGATGTTGATGGTACGGTGTTTGTTCCTAACAGCTTTGACGAAGCTTTCCAAGTGATTGCTGAGGCTCGCTACAACAAGAGCGCTGAAGTCTACGTTGAGATTAATAAGCAACTCGGCGTTAGTGGCACCACTTATTACTATGACCGAGTGGCTTATGTGGCTTGCGTTATGAACTACAACGAGAGCTATCCTGCTGATAACCTTGTTGAATGCACCTTCGACCTTATGAGCCGTGGTCGCATTGGCATCCACCAGAATGCTACCAACACTGGCAGCATCATCCCGACTGCTCCTAACTGAGCCTTCGTTTCGTCGTTTTCTGTTAGCCTCTCCTTACGGGGAGGCTTTTTTATTGTGAACATTACTCAGCTTCGGGAGACCATTGTTGAACTACTTTCAGGGGCGCCTAATTTAATTGGCTCTTATACTTTCCCAAATGGCACGAGCATTCCTGCCGTGTACGTGGTGGGCCAGAAAAGCGTGCCGACGGAATGGAAGGTGACGGGCTTAGAGGTGACGATGCGGCAGTACCCTGAGTTGGTGACAGGGGCTGGCGTGGGTGTTGTCAAAGTGCTTCAACAATGGGAAGTGATGATTGTTCAGTACAACCCTGATGGGAAAGAAATTTCAGAAGCAATGGACAGAATGGTAAGGCGCTTTCCTGATGCTGCTTTGCGATTTACGCCTGGTGATGACATTGCTTATGAGCGCTGCAGATTTATTATTCCTGATATGACCATTCGTCGTCTTTACCCTGGTCCTTAACCATGGCAGTTGTTAGCGCAAAGATTATTGGCATAGAGCGCATTGAAAAAGCTATTCTCCAGGCTTTTGAGGACTGGACCAAAGAGGAGATCAATGGAAAGCATTGGGACTCGCAATTTGGAGATAAAAAATGGGAATACGAGGCTGTGACTTTCAGGAAGAATAGGGAAACAGTGGGACCGGAGCTTCGCGACATTTATGACTTGGGCAAGCTTTATGAAAGTGGAATTAAAAGCTACAATTTTACAGCGGGAACAGGCGGGGCCGAAGCGAATTGGCACTGGGATGCCAAGAACAACGCAAAAGCTCCAAAAGAATACGCAGAATATGTCCATGAAGGCACAGGAAGCAATATCAGAGGGCGCCCATTCACGGACCAAGTGTCCGATGCAAAGTTTACTTTCATGAGCGATGTTGGCTTAAATTTACTGGATAGAGTGCAAGCAAAATTAACGGCTCTCAATGCAAATTGATTATCTATGGAGCAAAGACGGACGATGCCATGCCATTAACTGTCACTACGAAGGCGCCAGCATCGAAACCGGCATCCTCTGCCTTATGGCATTCCCAGAAGAGACTATTAGAATTGCAAACGAAGATCACTCTTTTCTCGTTGAAGTGCCGAAGGAATTTCGTTCACAAAGCGAAAGGGTAAAGGTATTCAACGCCATCTTGAACGTTCTCGATCATGAGCAAGTATAGTTTCCTCCTCCAAAGCGAAGAGCCAGAGTTTTTTGAACTTACGCCTAAAGTGCGTTTGCGTAAGCATGGCGGCTGGCTTGTTGCAGAAGGTATTGAACAAGAAGAGCTAAGCAAGGCGCAAAGTCAAGCCACTATTCGCGCAGTGCAACTAGCTAAGCGCATCGCTACGGCCAAAGACATTCCCCTTGATGAGGCATTCGCCTTGCTACAAGGTGGTGCTGACATGAGTGAAATGGAGCTTCTCAGCGACTTCACTGAAGAAACTCTTGGCATGATCAACAGTGGCGGTAGCGTTGAAACTGGCAATGCACGCATGGTCACTGTATTCATTCGTTGCCGTGGCGAAGGGCTTATTGGCGAAGAATGGTTGCCCCTTGATGACTGGTCCATTGAAGACACTAAGACCATGGGTCGGCGAGTAATTGCCAAGGGCATGGAATTCATCATGAGCGAGCAGGAAGCTGAGGCGAAGGAAGCAGGACAAGCAAAAAAAGCACCCCGCCGGACGAAGGAAGCGTTGCCGAACGACTAGAGAAACAAGCCCGGCAGTTTCTTAAGAGCTTGACAAAATGGGATGAGATTTATTTTCGCCTTAATGCGTCAGACTTAAAAGATAGACGATGGGAAGGAAGTAGTTTCGGCAAACAGCGCGTGCAGGATGTGGTGACTGCATTGAAGTGGCTAGAAAAGCATGACATTACAAAATACAACATCAATAGCATTTCCACTGCAAAGCTTGGAACTGTAGTAGTGGGAGCACTTGGCGGCAAGAAAGCCAGGGTTTCCGTGGACGATTTTCTGCCGTTTGATACTAAGAAAATCAAAAAAGAGAATGGGCTGTCTGATGAAAGCTTGGCAGTATTGCAGCGTTTAATGCGTTCCAGGAAGATGGATGGACGAGTTATTGCCTTGCTTGTTGATGAATTAAAGAGTGCCTCATCGCGTGAACAATCCAGCGAGTAGCTACACTACGAACAATAGGAATACTGTGCGAATATGGCTGAGCTAAAGCTTAGGGTATCTCTAGACACAAGCTACTTGAAAGGCCAAATTTCGCGCCTTCCATTGGAATTTGCTGGAGCGAATGTTTCTATTCGTCCTAAGTTTGACAGACAGGCTATTGTTAGCGAATTTCGACTGTTAAATCGTTATATTGGTGGCAAAAAATTTAACATTGTAATCAATACAAATCTAGAAGCAGAAATTAAGGCTGCAGATAGGCTCGTAGCGGCATTGGGAAGAGTGCAGCAAGCCGCTGGCGGCGCAAAGGGTGGACTGCCAATTGGAACGCAAGTATTAAGTCGCACGAAGACAAAGGGGGGATTTGCCGCCGCTGAAATTAAGGCGCTTTTCGGAGCTGCAGTACAAGGGGGGCTTATAGATGACAAAACGCTAGCCGCCACTAGGGCTCAGATGGTGGCAGCACTCGGAAGCATTGGCAAAGACTCTATAGCCGGCTTGCTTAATGGATTAAAAAGTGGTGATGCGGATATACAGGCAGCAGCTCAAATGCTGGGCAGCAATTTAATAACTTCGTTTAAGACTGTTCTTGGTATTGCTAGTCCGTCAAAGGAATTCAAAAAGCTGGGCGAAGCTGCCGGACAGGGCTTTGAACAAGGCTTGCTGAAATCTATAGAGATTGCAGAGCAGTCTGCTACGCGCAAGATGCAGCGAATGCTGGATCGTCTGGCACGAATGGCGCTAATCATGAGCGGCATGAGTGGCCCTGAAATCGGCAGACAAATTGCCCAAGCGAGGGGACTGCCTTCGTTGAATTTTAGTGCCACTACGCCACGTGCGTCTATTGGTATTGGTCCATCTTCTAGCGGCAGAATGCTGCCTGCAGCGCCATCTCGCACTGCCATTGCCGGAACACCCGCCCCTGCAGGGCTGCTTCCTCCTCTTAGTTCCGCAGGGCGCAGTAAGGCAATTATTGAAGCCTTGATAGCAAGCACTGGCCCGCGACTGCTGCCTTCCGGCGGTGGCGACAATAGCCTTGGAAAACTGGCCGCACCTAGGCAGACAAAGGATGCAGTAGATGCCATTTTGCGTAACTATTTCAAAGTAGTAGAGGCACAAGTAAGAGAAGTATTCAGCGCCCCACCCATCAAAAAAGAGTCATTAAATATATTTGACCATCTCAATACGGAGCAATATTTTAATTATTTAGCGCAAGCACGTGTAAACGCAGAAAATGCAATAAAACAATCAATCGAAGAAGCAAAGCAAGTTACCAGGCGAAACCAAATCAAGGACGCCGCTCAAAGTTTTCTTAGAGCACTGGAAGAAACTGTTCGCAACGCAGAGCGGAGTGTATTCGTTCAATCTCGCATTGCAGCGAATCAATCTTACGTACAAAAAGCTAATATTCGAGAAATTGGTCAACCATTACTGAGAGGAAGGCAAGTCGTTGCCCCCAAGATGCTTTCCGCTGCAACGGGATTTTATCGCGGGGCTGCGGTTCCTCCTCCTCTACCAGAGACTCAGACACAATTATTTGCGCGACGAGAACGCGAAGCTCGTATGCGTTCGGTGTTAAGAGGCGTCGACGTGATGGGGGAAACCCCTACTCGCGCACCGGCTCGCTATAGCTACGCCAATCGACCTGCAATGCCGCGACGCCCGACCAGTGCAATAGTACCTTATGAGGCGGGAGGCGCACTTGTGCCAAGTGGCGGCGGCGGCAAGCCCCCTGGAGGCGGCGCTTACGGTGGCCCTGGTAACTTTGCACGAAGAGGCGGCGGCCCCGGTGGTGACTTCAACATGCCGAAGTTGCCAGGCGCAGGATTGGTGCGTGAAATTGGCCAGGAATTTGTTTTTGCTACCAAGCAGGTATTGTTATTTGGCAGTGCATATAAAGCATTGGCATTCTTACAAAGCTTTCCCACTCAAGTGGGAGCAGCCGTTGGCGCACTGCAAAGCTTTAGAAATACGCTGAATGCAATTTCACCTACCGCTGCTGATGCCGCCGCGTCAAATCAGCTAATTATTGACACTGTAGATAAATACAACATTCCAATTCAATCGGCTCGTGATGGTTTTACCAAGCTCTATGCGTCCATGAAGCCGGCGGGATTCAGCGGAAATCAAATTGGTGATTTGTTTCTTGGTATCAGCAAAGCGTCAGCCACTCTTGGCCTAAGCAGCGACAAAGTTGATCGAGTGACTTATGCCTTCTCTCAGATGGCGAGCAAAGGACAGTTAATGTCGGAAGAGGTGAGTGGACAACTAGGCGATGTTATTCCTGGGGCTTTGTCAATCATGGCAGAAGCCGCAAATATGGATATAAAAACCTTTAAGAAGGCCATGGAAGATGGCGTATTTGTAGGCAAAGAGTTTGAAGCGGTAATGAGCAATGTGCCTATTGTTCTAGAAAAACGCTTCGGGAAGGGCGCAGAAGGGGCGGCTAAGACTTTCCAGGGGGCGATCAATAATATGCAAACGTCATTGACTTTGTTTTACGAAGCATTTGAGCCTGTAGCTGTTGGCTTCTTAGATGCCGTCGTCAAGCCAATAAGTGCCGGGTTACAAACTCTTACCGATGGCTTCAACGCCTTCTTCACAGGACAAGCCGCGCAAACAGCAGGCGGCAATGCGTTTGCTGAACAATTAAATAACCTTAGACCTTCTTTTGAAGGAATACGCACAAATTTAGCGGCCTTAATTCCATCGCTTCAGACCTTCGGAAAATTGCTACTTAGCGTTGCACAGTTCTTGGCGTCAGTTGCTGGAAATCCTATTACCGGCTTCCTCTTAAAGGTATATGCAAACGTACTTTTGGTAAATACTGCATTTACTTTATTGGGTGGCAGGATTCTCTTGGGACTAATTGCTAATATCAACGCAGCTATTATTCGCTTTGTTGCATTTGGATATGCAATTAATGCCGTAGGAATTCAAACAACAGGAGCGAATACGGCGCTTGCTGGTACTCAGTTGCAAATGATGCTCCTTCAACGGAACGCTGGAGCGGCACTCGCGCCTGTTAATGCGTTGCTTGGCTCTTTGGCGAGAATAGCAGCAATCGGCACCATAGCCGTAGTGCTGACCATTGCTATAAGCAACATGAATGAACTTCGTGATGCAGAAGCGAGACTTAACCGCTTAAGAGGTGCAAGGGCGGAATCGGTGGTGGGGCCTACAGGGCCTAGACCAGTACAGACAGCACAAGCTCGTTTTGCTGGCGCAAGCCGTGAGACGATTGAAGAAGCCAGGGGGAAGCAAACTAAATATTTAACGGATCTTACACTTAAGAGACAAGCACTGGAAAGAAAGCTGCAGACGGCTCAAGGGGAACATTTGGCCGCCATGGCGGATGCAAATAGCGCTTCAATTGTAACGGCTGGCAATAGATTAAGCGTCGCACAGGCAAACTTTAATTCTATAAATGAGGACATTAAGGATGCACAAGAAGTGCTTAGGCTAGACCCAAGGAATTACAGGCGACAAGCGGAGATAGACAGGGTTTCCACTCCTGGAATGTCAGCCACTTCAAGCGGAGGAGGCGGCGGCGCAAAGCCCAACAAAGAGAAAGAGCGCGAAAGCCAAGTGCCGATGCTTAAGCTTGAGCTGCAATATCAGAAAGAATTATTGCCATTGGAATCGGAGATCAACAGGGCAAGATTGTTGGATAACAACTTGAGCGTTATTCGCTTGGAAAACGAAAAAAATATGCTTGACTTGAAATATGAAGCATCGCGAATAAATCTAGAAGACATTCCGGTCGCAGAAAAAAGGTTGAAAATAGAAACCCTTCAAGCCAAGGGGCAAATGGCTGCATTAAAAACTCGATATGACGTAGAGTTTGAAATTGCAAAAATACTGGAAGAACACGATAAGACCCTGGAAAATATGGAAGAAAAAAGCAATCTTGAGCTTCTTAACAGAAAAAGTTATATCGAACTTTTGCTAAATGGGATTAAACCTGCGCACGCAAAAATTACCATTGAGGTGGAAAATGAAATCGCTGCATTGACAAAATCGCTGGAATTAAGAAGGTTAAATCTAGAACAGGAAATCAAGCTGCTGCAAGCTAAAAAAGCGGGTGGCGGAAAAATAGACGAAGACCGCCTAACTGATCTACAGACAGGATTGGGAAGAACTACACAAAGACTTGCAGATCTTCCAGCGTTTGGCACTGGCGAGACTGCGCGGCGATTGGCGATTGCAGATGCACCAAAGTTAAGCCAAGAGTACACAGCAGAAGGTTTGGAGGCCACACAGGACAGACTTAAAGAGCTTACCAACACTGGATATCAAGTGGTGCAAGCTGCTAATGCCATTGGAGACGCATTTGGAGAAGCATTCAAAGGCGCTGTCACCGGCAGTATGACTGCGCGAGAGGCTCTTGCGGGTTTCTTCCAGGGTGTTGCCGATTCCTTCGCAGACATGGTTGCGCAAATGATCACTGAATGGTTAAAGGCTCAGTTGATTAAAGGATTTATGAGCCTATTTCCTGGCGGCAGTGCGCTGGCAAGCGGATTTAGCGGCTCAGCGGCTGGCCTTGGTGGGTCGTTTGACGCTGGCATTCCAGCTATAGGGAATACGACTGACTTTAGCGGCGCCTTCAAATTCGCTAACGGAGGCATTGCTCCTGGCGGCTTCACTGCATTTGCCAACGGAGGCATCGTCACAGGCCCCACCCTGGGCCTTGTAGGCGAAGGCCGCTACAACGAGGCAGTGATTCCCCTTCCAGACGGCAAGAGCATCCCCGTGCAGCTCTCAGGGGGCGATGGCGGCAATCAAATTAATAGCAACATCACCGTCAACGTAAGCAACGGCCAGGCGCAAAGCAATGCCTCAGGCTCTAACTCTTCAGAATTAGGGCGTAAAATTGAAGGAGCAGTAAAACAAGTAATTGTTGGTGAACTTCGTCCTGGCGGGCTTCTTGCTTCTCGCTAATTCCTTATGACTCAGCCCACTTTTGCCATACCTTGTGAATACGGACTAACCGTCCAGCGTGGTTCGCGCATTGAAAAGGTACAGTTTGGAGATGGTTATGAACAAACTCGCCCTGACGGTATTAACAATGACATTCGGCAGTATTCCATTGAGACAGTCCCCATCCCTGATTCCA